GTATTAATAATATTTAAATCTTCCTAGTTGTGATACTTCACGCCCACACTGGGAATTGAACCCAGGTCTCTCGGTAGACAACCGAGTGTATTTCCATTGTACTATGTAGGCTTACGTCTGTGATGTAAATTATGAATTGCCCCCTGCAACCATGGTTTCTATGAACAGGGGGACTTGTGTTATCATGCTTAGGACTAACAACCTAAGTAGTGGCGTGTGTTTGCAAACCTACAAGGCTCTTCATGATGACTATGATTTTATACTGCTTTTTCGTGTACCTAATCCGTATTTGATGTGGAAGCCGAAATCTTTTCTCCAATTGCTTTGATCACATTAACAGTTACTGCATTCCCCATCATTTTATATCTTTGAGTGTCTGAAAATCCTTCTGTCCAGTTGTCAGGGAAGCCTTGTAATCTTTCACATTCAAGGGGAGTTAATCTTCTTATCATGGGCATTACTATATTTTTTTGATCACCACTTGCACAATTTTGTGAAAGTGTTGGACAAGCATCTTTATATGTTGTATAATTTAATTCCCTCTTTCCATGTTCATAAGGCATCTTTGGTCTTCCTCTCATTATTGCAACTCCATGAATATCTTGACCGGTCATTGTGAAACTTGGTTCTCCTGGTTCTTTAAATCTTCTTCCGTTTTGTCTTTTTTCTGCTCTATCCGGTGTGAGGACTGCTCTGACAATTGCTGTTGAGTTTGAGTGGAGACCTCCTGAATGTCCCCCTGCTGTGAATGTTCTAACAACTGGCCTGCTTTCATTAATATCCTTGTCATTGCATCTGAAAGGAAGTATTTCTGATCTGGATTCTCCTCTAAGATTTCCGATAATGAATACCCTCTCTCTGCTCTGGGGGACTCCAAAAAATTTGCTGTTAAGTACCATCCATTGAACTTCATACCCCAATTCATCCAACGTTTGAAGGAAGATTCTAAAAGTTTTCCCCCCTTCGTGATTGAGTAGGCCTTTGACGTTTTCAAGGAATATAATTTTAGGTCTTTTAACTTTAGAAATTCTTGCAACTTCAAAAAACAATGTACCTCTAGTATCTTCAAGCCCTCCCCTTTTTCCAGCGATTGAGAATGCTTGACAAGGAAATCCTCCACAGAGCATATCAAATTCTGGTAATTCTTCTGGTCTAATAAGTGTACAGTCTCCCCAATTTCTAATGTTTGGGAATCTTTGTTCAAGCAATTTTGAGGCATATTTATTGATCTCTGATTGCCCAACACAAGTAAACGAGTTGTATTCTTTACCTGAGGGGTCTTGCTCTCTGGAAAGTAAATCCTGTTTGCTTCCCCCACCTTTGGATTGTGGACACCTATTCCCTTGTAATCCGAGTTCAAATCCTCCTGCCCCGGTGAACATACTGAAGTATCTGATTTCATTTTCTTCCATCCTTGTTCTCCTTTTCGTTATTATAAGTCATCTTCCATTTTGTACCTTTGTTTGAACCATTGCCTCTGCTATTAATTCGGTTGGTTCCACATTTAATAAGATTCCCCATGTCTTGGCGATTTGTTGTGCTGTGAAGATTCCTTCTTCCAGAAACTTCTTTCTTATGATCTTGATTGCTTGTGGTCGTTTTTTGTTCTTCTCTAGTTCAATATCCTTAACTAATTCCATGTTTTTCATTGCGTTCTTTTTCTTATTTTTAACATCCTGAATTTGGTCTAGGAGATCTTGTTCTTCTTTTTCTAGACTCCTTAAATGTGCTACTGGATTTATTGAAAGATTTCTAGATCTTATTAACCAACCAATATAATCGGACTTTGAACTGAACCCTTCTTGTTTGCTATCAAAATCCATTAATTCTACTTCTTGATCGGATAAATTAAAAGACTTAATGTTTGTTCCACCTTCACTCTTTTTCCTACCCATAATTATATTCAAATAATCGGTCTTTTTAAAATCTAATCACTACTTTATGGTTAGACACAGGTCTGTTTCCAGTGGAAAAATCTTGATCCAAAAGATAATAGATTAATAACTTAATAATTAATTAATAAATTAATAATATATTATATATTATATATTATATATGTTCCACAGGAAGTCAAGGTAAAAAATAATAAAAAAAATACTTAAAAACCCTAGTTGAAAGTAAATTCAACGTCAGAATCTTCCATGTCGCCCTCTTCGAATACTACTGAAGCTGTTGCGTCTAGTTTCATCTTTAACCTTTGTGCTACACCCTCTTCTAGAGTGTATCTAACATCAAGTTCAAAGAAAACTTCTGCAATCTTGTCTTCATCTTCACCAAGACCTAAGTCGATTATAGTTACTTCATAATCGTCAATATCTACGTCTTTAAGTTTGTCAAATCCTTCTATGTCTTCATTATCTTTGAACCATTCTTCAAGGATAGCATAGTCGTCATCTTCAAACTCAGCAACTGCAATATTGTAGGCTTCAGTTTCGAGTTCTTCGATTTCGTCAGCGTACAGATCTTCCCACAAGTCGAGTACCATATCGTCCGATTCGAACTCTGGTATTTCTATTGTAGCAGCTGTTGGGATTACTACTTCTGCTGCAATTTCTGCGGCAGTAGGGATAACCTGAACAGGTATCTTGCTGATTACTTGGGCGGCAATTTTATCAGAAAGGGCCTTCTCATCAACTTTATTTCCACCACTAATTGCTAATGCTATTGCACTTAGTAATACTGCTAGAACTAATAGTCCGATAATCCAACCATCTTTATTTTCCATATTTTGCCTCCATAATTTAGTTAATTCTCTAAATACAGTTTCCTTTTTAAAATCTCTTATTTAACCGAAGAATACCAATCTTTAAAAACTATTATTGAGTAACTACAATAAAGAAGAAGGGCCCCTTTACATGCTGAGTCCATGCACTGGGCCCTTCTTGTTCTTAAAAAAAAATAATTATTTATTTAGAACTGGTAAGTCTCTAATTCCAAGTACCCCTAGAATTGCTACTATTCCTGTCCAAAAACTTGCTATTGGAAAATCTCCACCATTTAACCAGTTGATCACTCCAGGAAGAATTAATCCAACCCCTCCTAAGATTCCAGCCCATTTGGTTTTAGATTTAAACCATGCTTTTGTTTGTTTTTTTATCATTTTTACCTCCCTATAATTTTGTTATTTTGTTTAAATGTTTTCTGACTGTTCTTGATTTTCTAACGTGATTATAATGTAATTCTGGACTTCCAAAAGACATCTTACAAACACTGCACTCTAAACCCCAAGCCCAAAGAGGATATTCTTCACAAATCAGTTTTTTTAAAAGCAATATAAATTTATTCATTTTTTTTCACTTATTTTAATAGGGGACTTTCCTTTATGAACTTTGTTGTTTAAGTAAGTAATTAATTTATTAATTTGATCTTCTACTTCTTTTTCAGTATAATCCATTTCGAACCCTTCTTTGTCTGATTTGTAAGGGTACATTGCCTCACGATCATGAACTGAGAAATATGGTCTCCCATGCATTGCACTCTTTGTGAATGCATTAAAAGATCCTTCATGAAAATATCCAAAACTGTCCTTGTGAGTACCCCCCCAAAAAGTAAGCATTGGTTTCTTAAAACATCCTGCTACGTGCATCCAGGAGCTATCTATACCCACGTGTGCTACTGCATGTTTAACTAATGGGATAATATTTCTAAATGAAGTATCTACTTGTAATGTTCCGGGAATTTGGGGTTCTACTTTGTTTCTTAGTTGTAAAATTTTAAATCCATTCTTTGTTAAAGTTTCAACAATCTTTAGAGCTATCTTTTGAGGGAGATCTCTTTGGCTAGAATCCATCTTTTCTTTTCCTGGGAGTGCATTTGGAGGCAAACCCCCAATTATTTGTAATGTTATTAGTGGCCCGTTTTGTTTATTATAATTTATTCCTTCTTGTTCTTCTCCCTTAGTTAGGTGAATTTCAGATTTTGGATCTTTGTCTAATTCTCCAAACATATATGCTTTTGGGAATATCTCCATTAAATGTTTTTTATTCTTTTCCCTATAAAATTCTTTTAATTCATAAGGATTTCCCTTTCTATAATCATTGTTTTTAATATAATCTTCAAATAAATATGGTTGACTAATATGTAAATTTCTAAAAATTCTTGGATTATACTCAAATATCTCTGGGTAAGCAGAAACAACTGTTATCTTTTTACTTGGATATTTTTCATTTAACCATCTAATAAAACTAGAAGCCATTACATGCTTTCCGATACCACCACTTATTTCAATTACATAATCCATTTTTTCCTCTTGGAATAAACTATTTGTCTTCAATTATAAGATTATGTTTATTTATATAATCTTGCTTTTTTAGCCCTTCTATTGATTCAAATTGATCTATATACCTCTCAAATTTTCCTGGTTCACTCTTCAAATATTTCTTACGATCCTCATGCATAAAAACAATTTCTTTCTTTCCATTATTCTTAAAGAGAACTTTCTCTTGGAGAACTCCTTCTTCTCCATGTTTTCCACTGGAAATACACCCTGCTCCTGCAACTGCTTCTCCGTTTGAATCATTCTCCCAAGTAGTCAATCCTTTTTCTACTGCCTTATGTTTATCAATTATCTTTACTGGAATCATGGTGCTGAATAAGGATAATTTCCTGCTCCTGCTAAATATTTATTTCCATCACACCCAATATAAGATAAATGTGTACATCCAAACTCATCATCCACCCACAGATTTCCAGCATAACTTGCTCCAGGACTAGGATTTACAGGGGGTCCATTTGAAAAATAAGAACAAAATTGGCAAATTCTCCAAGGTGCTTGATAAACATTTCCATCACCACCAGTCCAATTAAGATAATGTGTATTGTCTATCCATAAACTACCGCAATCTCCAGATGCAGATCCTTGACAAGTACCACATATTATATGCTCCCATTCGTTTTTATTAAAATAATGTAGATCATTTCCTTCTACCCAAATTTGTCCACTTTGAATTTGAGTAACTGCTGGAACACAAGTCCAACACATACATTTTGTGATTCCAGCCATCGACAAATCATCTCCTGAAACACAATCTGCGCAAGAAATAGTGCAATAAGTTCCATCACAACACACTTCCCATCCTGCTATTCCAACATTTGTCATTGTTTCTACCCATTGATTTGTCCAACCAGGATTGTCTGCGACTATATCTATACACCAATTTGATACTTGTTGATGAAGATATGTTGCTCCACGATACCATTTTAATTGCGTTCTTACAATTCCATTATAACAATCCCCATCTGTAACACACCATCTATATAAATTATCTGCAACTACTAACTCATAACCTGGCACAAAACATGCAGGAAATGCTTCAGATGTTCCTTGAACATCACAATATCTTGTAGACATATAACCTGTTGCATAAGTTGAACTTCCCGCGAAAAGATTGGGAACTGGCATATTAAAATTTGTTCCCCAAAAAGACATGATATCATTATTTGTTGAGCAAACTCCTTTTAATACCCAACCCTCTTGACATTTATAGAATGCCATTAATAACAATTAGTTCCGACTGGTACTGTTAATTTTCTACAAGCATAAATGCAATTCATATATCCTTCTGCAAATCTACAAGCAGTAGCTCCAACCGAACAACCTCCATTTGAAAAAGCATTAATATTTTTAGTCCTCATTGCCCCAAAACATGCACAAGTTGCTCCAAATTCAGCAACCTTTCCAGCAGAATTACAAATACTAATTATTCCTGAACTATCAATAACTGGTGTATGCACACATGTTGAAAAAAACCCACAAGCAGCATAAACTTCTTTGAATTGTCCAGGGCTTTCATTTGTCCCCAGACTATGTGTTGAATCTGCATCTTTGATATCCCCATCTAAACAAAGTCCACAAGCACTAATTGGAGCAATATAAGGATCTGCTGCATCTTCCCAAAAAGAACTTCCTCCTCCCCCAGCACCCCAAGCAACTGTTCCTGATCCATTTGTACATAAAACTTCCCCTGAACTTCCATCTGCTGAAGGTAATGTATAATCTCCAACGCTAACTGTTCCGGCAAAGTCTCCTGATCCTGCATTTACTGTGCTAGAAACAAAAAGAGTCCCATCAATACAATTAAAGGCACTAGATGCATTTATGTTTAAAGTTCCTGCTTGAATAACATGGGCTGGTGCTGAAATATTTGCATTAAAATACATCCAATCTCCAGAACAAGTACAAATATCTGTTCCTAAAATTCCTAATCCAATTAAATCTACAAAACTACAAGTAAAACAAGAATTGCCCCCAATACAAGTATCTAGTGTTTGATTTGAATATTCTTCTTGGTATAGATCATAAGTTTGATTGTCTCGATTGTTTTTATCTATTGCTGCTAAGACTTCATCTTTTTTATTTATTAATTTAGAATATGCTTTGTTTGTTACTTGATAATTTAAAAATTCTCTTTCTCCCTGGAAACCTTTTGTTACACCAACTATCCTTACTTCCTCATTTGAAAGACCTTGTGACTTTGCATTTAAAGTTATTACATCTCCTGCTACAATGCTCTGATTTGGATTGATTACATTAAAATCATATATCTTTACTGGATCCTTGTAAATTGCAACTAATGAATCTGCCAATAAGTTTGCTTCTGCTTGAGTAACTATTGAAGGATCTCTCACTATTTTTCTGATTGTCCCGTATGTTGATTTAGATGTTGCATCTTGCCCATTTGCTACATTAGATAAAATCCTAGTTTCCCCTTCCCCTTTTCCATAAACTCTTACATCATTTCCAATTGGATATGTTTGTGTTACTCTCAGATTGTTCATTTGAATGTTTGAATTAAATGTTGCTACACTTGTTGAACTTCCCTTATGATCTAAAACATCTATTTCTTGGTTAATGTAATCAATCCCAATATCTTGAGTTGTTTTTTCTTTTAAATTTGATATTGAATTATACAAACTTTCTGTGACTGCTAATCTAAAATCCATACTTGTTCCAGCTTCAATTGTTCCTGCTGACCAGGTGTCTCCGGCTGGTTGACTTGCTTCCCCAAGTATTGCTGTGAATATTGTTGCGCTAGCTGTTGCAGTCCATGGACTTCCTGCATAATCTCCGTTTTCTTTTGCTAGCCAGATCTCCCAACCAGATGATTTAATAGACATTCCCCCCCCACCTAAATAATCAACTGAGTCTACTAATCCTTTAAATTCCAGAGTTCCTCCTCTGTAAATCTTAACTATTGAACCCATTTCGATTAAACTTCTTTTACTTGAAGAAGATCCAGATATCTTAATATTTGCCTGGTTAACCATATTTAAATTGTCAGTGTATGAAAATTCAACATCTGGTATGATTGACCCTTCTTCTCCAGAAGTATTTGTGATTTTTAGAATGTAGTTGCTCATTTTTATGCGCTATAAGCGTTTCTTAATTTTATTGTATATCCTGCATCTAAGTTTGCTACTGTTATGTCTGAGGTTGTTCCTGCTGGGGCAAGTTGCAAAATTCCCAAACCAGTTCCCGTTTGAGTTGTATTTACTTGGGTTCCTGCAACTGTTGTATAGTTGTATTCTGTGACATAGACTCCATCTCCCGAATCGACCATATTAACAAAAGTCACAATAACTGTTTGACCAGTTGTTAGACTTGCTGCTGGAATTACTAATTGGTTTCCAAGTGAATCTGTGATTGTTATGTCTGATGCCCCGCTTGTAACATCCCCTGAAACTTCTTCTATAAAAGTATTAACATTTCCAGCGTTTGATACTTCTGCTCCACCGTCGGTGTGGGTTTGTTGAGTGTTATCAAATAAAACTCCAACTACTGTTTCGAATGTTGCTACATAATCTACAAAGTTTGTCCTTCCGCCAGCGTGTGTTTTTTTAATATCTGTTCCAACCCCTAAATAAAATCTATCTGAATCAAAATACAATTTCTTTAATTTGGTTGTTTCCATAAAATGTCCAGATAAGAGTCTATAATTTGTATTTTTACTTGATCCATTAAATTGTCCTGTTAGAACTATCTTTTTTGGAAGAACCCCTCCACCAGATACAAAAATATGGTATCTTTGATATTTTATGTTTGTTACAGTATGGTTTGAATTTATTGGATCATCAAAGGTTCTTGGATTATTTGGCCAATCAAATTTATTTGCCGTTCCACTATAATTTTCTATTTTCATTGTCATCTTATATCATCCCATTCAAACGTTTGTGTTTGAATATCTTTTTGACTTTCTTTATAATCATAAAAATCTTTTACATTAAATTCAAAACTTCTCTGTTCTGTGACTCTTGTTCCTTGCCCTTCTTGGCCTAGTGCTCCTTGTGTTGGATTTTGAAAAACATCTGATCCTACTGCATTGTATGCTTTTGATTGTTCTGCTAGTCCAGAAGCATATCCCCATGCTGCTCCTGCTAATGCTAAAGCTCCTAATCCCGCCAAAAATATCGGTGAAGAAACAACTCCTGCTATTGTTGCAACTAAACTTGCTACATTTCCAAGACCTGCAACCAATAAGCCTCCAACTTTAAATGCTGTGAAGGCTGCTGCAAATATTAAAACTCCTTTTGTTAAACTTCCAAATAAATCTGGATTAGACCCTACCCAAGTTGATAACCAATTTAGTTTATCTGCAAACCAATTAAATTCTTCCTTTAATGCATCTCCAACTGCAAATTGTAATTTCATAGCCCCTACTTCTATTTTAGCCATTGCTCCTGCTGTTGCTGGTGCACCTTTGGCCATTGCAATCATAGCTCCTGCTCCAACGATTGCCATTGTCCCGAGTGTTCTGGCTAGATTCTTTGCTTGACTATTCATTCTTGTAAAATCAGAATTAACTCCTTGACCAACTCTCTCAACGTCTTTGAACCCATCTTCGACTCTCTTTAATCCTCTTTCGATTCCTTCTGTTTCAATTTCCCCACCTATTGTGATTGATCCTACTTCTACCATTATCTCATTTTTTGCATCGCTTCGTTTATTTTTTGTTCTCTTACTGTTTTTGCATCAACAGCGTTTCCAATGTCTAGGATGTCAACGATGTCTTTCATCCTGCATTTTCTGAACTCTCTTGGACTAATTCCCTCTTTAAAAAACCTGTACTTAATCCACAACATAAACTCTTCCTTGTTTTCCAAGGAGAACCCCATGTCTGGATGGCTACACTGTATTTTAAAGATTAGTTTTTTTTTTCTTCGCTAACTGGAGAGTCTATCTCTTCCATTTTACGAATAATCTTACTAAAAGTTGAAGGTTTCAATTTCTTTAAAAGGTCCCATTTCTCTTCCTTACTCAAATCTTTCCAATCTTTGTTTAAACCAGTGATCTTTAAAATCAATTCCTTATCATAAGGAACGCTTACAAGATTTCTAATCTTACATTCATTAACCTTTTTGAAGTTTTGTTTTGGTTTACCTTTTTCATCAATAACCATATACTCCTCTAACCATTCATTTTCATCTCCGGCTGTTGTTGGTTTGTATTTGAATTTTCTACCTTCTATCTCAAACTCTACAGTATCTTCTTTTACAAAGTCTTTTTCGTATTCCATGTTTTACCTCCGATTAATAGTCTGTGAGCGCATCGTTAGCAACGATTGCCGTTGATTTAATTGTTCCAATAAGATCAACATTAGTTATTCCTTCGATATTTGTAGGACTTGTTGCAGCCTGCAAATAAACGCCAGTAAATGTGAACGTTATATCGTCTGCTGGACCTGTTCCTCTTATTAGAGCCAAAGTGTTTGTACTTGGTACAACTACTTGATCGTTCCAATCATCATAATAAGTGTCATCTTTTTGGTTGATATTAAATTTGCTTGTGTATCTTCTAACTTTGGGAATTGGTTCCCCAATCGCTTGATCTAGTGTTGAATTACAATACCTTGAATCTTGTTCATCTATTCCATTATCACATGTTAGTTCTCCACTATTAACTTCTACAACTTCGCTTCCAGCGTATGTTAATTTAGCCATTCTAAATTGAAACGCATCGTCGGTGTTTGCAGCTACACTTGTTGTGCTTGTTCCTGCACTTGCACTTTTTGCAAGACAATCTGCTGAAACTGTAACAAATCCATCAGTTGGCCCTGTTCCTTTAGTGAAACTTATTGTCCAGTTTGTGATTATACACCCTGTTAAAGTGATAACATGATCTGTTGCTCCTCTTTTTGCCCATTCTAATGTGAAAGACTTAACAACATCTGTTGCTGTGAAAGTATGAACTGTTGGTGCTATACTTGTGTTACTAACCGTTCCATGTGCGCAATATCTCAAAAACTTCCAATTTGTTGGGTTGAAACTTAAATTAAATCTATAAGTCTCTGGTCCCTTTTCCATTGAATCTATGTCTCTACTATCTGCTCCTGCCGTTAGAATTTCTTGCCAACCCTTTGAAAAGTCTGGGGTGATAGTATAATTCTTTCCAACAATGAAACCTTCTCCAGCCATAGATTTTGTTCCTAATGTTGCCCACGTGTCTTCTTCACACATTGCAATTTGTTCTCTTTTTCCGATCATATATTCTGTCATTTTTTTTTAACCTCCTTTATTTAATTACTCTCCGAGACATTAATGCCTTTAAGTTCTGCTTCCACAATTGTGTGAAAACATTCCATTTCTTTATTGAAGCCCATATCTCTTGGGATTCCAATTGGAGTATAATTGTATAATTCTGGGTGAAGATCGTTCTCATATGATCTAAAAGCTGCCATTACTTGATGGGCTAGATATTCTGCTAATTTGTCCCCTTCGTATTTAACACTATCAATTGTTTGGGGTTGGTTCTCTTTTGTCCAAATGTCTATCTGGAAATGAATTGCACTTTCTATATCAGAATTATATTGGCCCACTCGACCACCAGTTCCACCTACCACCAAAACATTCATTCTTGGGAAGGCTGTTTTACTTAAGGTTTCCTTAGCCTTATCTGGATAAATCCAATTAGAAGTTCCTCTTTTGTAGACAATATCCACGTTGTCTGTTCCAGAAGCAGTATTTGAATAAAATATAACTTTTTGATTTTGCCAATCTATGTAATAATCTTCATATTTGATTTGGGCTGTTCCGCCCACTGTGACGCTTGTAATGCTCGATAGAGTCCCTGTAGTGGGAGTTAAACTAAAAGTTGTACTACCACCATTAAACTCTTCAGTTTGTGATGTTTCTGCTCTAGCTCTAGGATCTGTTAATCTATTTCTTAGAAAGTCTACTAATATGTTTTTTGGGCTTATGAATACCATCTTTGGTTTTGTCCATCCTCTTGGATATCTGTCTTAAGTTTATTTATTATTTAAACATTGTTGTTTATTAAAATTCTCTCTCAAAATATCTAGCAAGCCAGATGTTTTTTACTTGATCCAATGCTGGCCTCATAAATGGTTGTGCAGATGTTCCAGGATGATTGATTTGTTTTGCAAAGATTGTTTTTCCCCCGGACTTGAATTTTAATGCTTTCTTGTTTAAGGGTTTAATCACGTGTGGACTTGTTCCGTATTCTACATCCACCCCATAATTGACTCCATCTCCAACTTCATAAAAAGAATATCCTCTTGTTTGGGGTTTCATAAACATTGAGTTCCTTAATAGGCCCTTATCTACTGGTGCATTTCTAGTTGCTAATTCCAATAATTTTAACATAGAAAAATATAAAACATTTTGTAATTGTTCGATTGTTAGTCCTTTATTGATCTTCTTTTGAATTGTGAGTTTTAATTTCATTAGCTCAACTCGATATTTTTAATTATTCCTGTTCTAAAAATCTCATTATTATCTCCTTGATGTTGAGAAATTATTTCTTCTATTCTCCAAGACTTAGAATTTTCATCTTTAATTATGTCTCCTGGTTCTGGACTCACTGTTCCATTTCCAGTTATTGAATCTGGATATTCGTGAAAAAAGAAGGCTTTTGAGTTTCCTGGAACAGCCAAACCCATTTCATGGATTTGTCTATCTTTTCTTGTTATATCTTGAATTAAAGTCCAAATAGTATATTCTGCTTCACTTACTGTTTTTACATCTCCCATCGAACCAGTTGTTTCTGTTTGTCTAATTAAAGTTAATTCCCTTCCATTATCTGTGACTATTCCCTGGAAGTCCTCTCTCATTGTAGAATAAACTAATCCACTTGATTGTTCAAAATAACTAACCACTATTGTCAGATCATCCCAAATTGGATTCAAAAATGTTACTGTTGAACTTGCAGACAAATGACTAACTGTATATTCTGTTGTTAATCCTAAGGCCAAACCACTTGCATAAACTAAGAAACCTCTCTGTTTTGTAAGTTGAGTATTGTTTAAAGTTAGAACTCTATTTGAATCTCCTGAGCTTCCAGAAAGATCTGCTCCTGTTCCATTAAATGTTTGTGGACTTAATATCATAGTAATAT